GGCTGTTTCTTTGATGGATAAAGCACAAACACCGCAACCACCAGAAGCGATGATGGGGATGGAGATGCCGCCTGGGTTACCAGGGATGCCGCAAGGAATGCCTCCCGGTATGCCGCCAGGGTTACCACCTCCAGGTCCACCAATGCCTCCAGGTCCACCTGGATTGCCGCCGCCTGGTGGGGCTACACCTATGGGGTTATAGATGTCAGAAGCAGCACCAGAAGCAGTATCAGAAACAACATCAGAAGCAGTAGAGTCGGATTATATTCCGGGAATAAGCGAAGACCCAGAGCTACCAGATTTCAATCTTTTTGGGGATGATATCGAAGAGCCTGCTGTTGTCGAAGAAAAGAAAGAAGAACCACAGAAGAAACAAGATACTTGGTCATCCAAGGTAAAGAAGGACAGACAACAACGAAAAAAAGAGATCGAATTAAAAAGACGAGAGCAGGAGATTGCATCTAAAGAGGTAGTAGCTTCCTCGTCTGATGAGTTAAGAGATAAATTCCTGAAGAATCCTGAAGAGTTTCTAGCGTCCCAGGGTATCGACCCTATGGAATTCTTCTCTGACTGGACCAATAGGATATCTACAGGGATTAATGATCCTTCTGACGAGACACGACTATCCCAAACAGAACAACAGGTAAAACAACTAAGGGAAGAATTACAAAAGAGAGATCAAGAACTAGTAGAGAGTGCTACTGCGAAGCAACAAGAAGGGGCTATAAAAGAGTATTACTCTAAAGTTGATGACTTCATGAGGTCAACAGAAGATTATCCTTTGACAAAAGAGCAGTGTTCTGCTGAAGATATTGCACAAGGGATTGCAGCATATCACCAAAAAACTGGAATAGAGTTGAGTTTTCCAGAGGCAGCTAAAATGATTGAAGATGGGCTGGTTGAAAAAGAGAATACTATCTTTAACGACCCTTCCATTATAGCAAAGTTTAAAAGATATCACGGATTAGACGCATCGAATAAGGGCAGACGGTCGCAAGTTACATTGTCCAATACATTACAAACCCAACCAACCAAGACTCCGGTAGAGGATATGTCCGATGACGAGATTCATGAGTTCTGGAAGGGTAAACTGTTCACTTAAATTAGAAAGGAAAGACAGCTATGGCGTCTTTTAATTTAACGAACTTCGATGCGGCCATGAAACACATGTATCCGTATAAGAAGGTCGAAAATATGGTCTACCAGAATAACCCTCTGTTAGCCATGATTCCTAAAAGTACAAAATTCCCAGGACGTAACGCAACGTTTGCAGTTGAATACGGCGTAACCAATGGGCGTAGTGCTAATTTTCAAACTGCTCAGAATAATCGGAGTGGAACGAAGTTATCAGATTTCGTTGTAACTCGCGTTAAGGACTATGCAGTTGTTTCGGTAGACAATGAAACCTTGCTAGCGGCAGATGGGAATGAAGGTTCCTTGCTTGATGTTGCGAAGTCTAAAACTGACTCCGCGCTTCTCGCTCTGTCTCGCGCAATGGGTCGTGATATTTACCGAAGCGGTTCGGGTTCTATTGGTCAGTTGGACGATAGTGCTGGAGATGATGGGCTTACTATCACTCTTACCGCCGCTGGTGATGCCGTAAACTTTGAAGTTGGTATGCGTATTTGTGCGGGTACCGCAGTTGATGGCGCAGCCCTTAAGAGTAATGGTGCCGCTGTTGAAATTACCGGTATTGATCGTGAGGCCGGTACGCTTACTGTTGCAACTCCATTTGATGCAGTGTGGGCGATTGGCGCTGGCGATGACGCTGATCTTCATCTTTATGTTGAGGGTGATGGTGCCAATGGTGGCTCAAACCTTAAGATGTCGGGTATTGATTCGTGGATTCCTTCGGCAGTAACTTCTACATCATTCTTTGGTGTTGACCGTTCCGCAGATGCTACTCGTCTTGGTGGTCAGCGTCAGTCTTATGCAGGTAGCGTTCAGGAAACAATTATCAACGCGGCAGTAAAAACTGGCCGCGAGGGTGGTCGTGCTGACGCCTGTTTTATGAACCCCACCGATTGGGCTGCTTTAGCTCTCGACCTTGAAGGTCGTGCGGCTGTGGCCAGTACTAATAACCGTCGTCGCTACGATCCAAAAGATCGGGTTGCTTCATTTGGATTCTCTAGCATCAGCATTGCTACTCCAACTGGAATGGTTGATGTCTATGCAGACCACAACTGTCCAGCAGGAGTTGCGTACTTGCTGCAATTGGATACTTGGGAATTTAAATCTCTTGGTGCTGCTCCACGACTTCTTGATTTTGATGGGCTCAAAGGCATTCGTCAGGCTAATGAAGATGGCGTAGAATACCGATGGGGATATTACGGAAACCTTTTATGCAAGGCACCCGGCTATAACTGCCGCGTAGCTTTAGCGTAGGGAGTATATCATGAGTGGATTTAATTCTCATCATAGTAAAAATATTATTACCGTAGCTGGTCGTGTTCAGGGAACTGGCACTGCTGCTGTTGTGGCGGGAAAAGACTTTTACATTCACGATCGTGGAACAGGGCTTTATGGCCTGACGTTTCCTCGCTCTTATGTGAAGTTAATTTCCTTTGTTGCCACTTCTGAAACTAATGACAATGTTTGTGTTTTTGACACCACAGACTTTACGGACGGTACTGTTGATACAACGGATACCGCTACTGCGGTAGCGCACGATTCAACCACGTTGATTGTGCCTGGGATGCCTGTTTCAGGAGCCGGTATTCCAACAGATGCGTATGTTGTTTCTATTACAAGCGCTACTGCTTTTGAAATGTCTGCTGCGGCTACCGCAACGGCAACCAATATTACATTAACCCTCACCCCTCACAATGTTCAAGCTAACAGTACTTTAATCTGTGTGCGAACAGAGGCGATTGACGAAACTGCGGCTCTTGTAGATGCCAACTTTTCGTTCATTGCCTGTTTTGAAACAGCGGGTTCTTAATTACACAGGGGGGCCTAGTGCCCCTCTGTTTTTATTCTGGAGAGACTTATGCCTAAGAAGGGTAAAAACGTTCTTGCGATTATGCTTGGTAGTAAAGGCCCCAAGGGTAAGGTCAAGGACGAAGAAGAAGACTACAGGGACGAAGAAGACGAAGAAGAGGGTGGAGAGTACAGCGAAGCCTTTGCTGAGTCTGCCGAATCTGCATTTGATGCCGCGAAAGAAGGCGATAAGGAGGAATTTGTTTCATCCTTAAAGGACGCCATTGTTACCTGCTTGGAAGAGCATGGGGCTGAGTAATGGCCGACTATGCAAAGTTAGAAGTCAAAGGCGTTTACTCTAAGGTTTCGGATTACAGTACTCCGAAGACCAAGTTTAAGCCAGCGGCTTATGCGTTGACTCCTGATGAGTATATGCACTTTGAGGTCAATTGTGATGACAATGGGGAGACATTTGATTTATCCATGTTTTCTGGTGGCATTACGATGTTAGTGGTTAAGAACAACGATACGGGCATTAACGTTAAGGCAACGATCAACACAGCAAATGACACAGGGGTGGATGTTGTTATTCCTCCTGGTGGTTTTTTCGTTACTCCCGATGTGGCGATTGCTGGTGATCTTGTCCTGACTTCTGCCAGTGGCGTTCCTGAATGCGAAGTTTTCATAGTAGGAACTTGATATGGCGACTGATCTTTCTACACTTCGAAGCAGAACAAGAACCAGGGCTGATGCTGTTGGAAACAACTTCTTTTCTGATTCCGAGATTGATCGTTATATCAATGTAGGGCTTGGGGAGCTACATGATATCCTTGTTCAGAAATTTGAGGATTACTATGTTACTTCTAGGGAGTTCAGTCTTGTTAGTGGTAAGTCCACTTACACCTTTGATGAACTAGGAATTAGAAACTTCTATAAGTGTCTAGGTGTAGATGCCACTGATTCTGGTGAAACTATAAGAGTTCGTCGGTTCTCATTCCAAGAGCGCAATAGGTATGTAGCTACGGCGATAACGGGCCGTGGGGGTTATACAGACTACCAGTACCAGGTCAGAGGTGATGGTATTGAATTCATCCCCGAACCAAATACTACTTCAACAATGAAGATTTGGTATGTTCCTGCTTTTTCAGACCTGGAGGAAGATGATGACGAAATCAATTCTTTCATCATGTCTAACTGGGAAGAGTTTGCTGTAATTACGGCTGTCTACAAGATGAAGGAAAAAGAGGAACTTAGTACTACTGTTATTGAAAGAGAGCTTGAATCTATCAGAGCCAGGATTGAATCTGCGGCATCAAATAGAGATGCGGGTGAGTCTGAAGGCATCACCGACGAGATTACTGGTACAAGATCGGGGTGGATAAGAGGTTTTGTGTGATACGGTTTGATCCGATATATGGCCACGATGTATCACTAAATAGACTCAAAAAGTCATTAAGTGAGGCTGTTGGGCCGCTTTCGGACATCCCTATCCTCAATGGAAAGTTAATAACAGTAGATGTGGCTAGTGGAACAGAGGTTGCAGTGGGTCATGGGTTAGGTCGTAAATTTAAAGGATTCATTCCTGTACTAATCAAAAGAAAGTCAGATGGCGCTCTTTTTCCTAACTTATTTTTTGTTCCCCAGACTAGCAAGGATGAGTCTCTTTATTTTAATCTCAGTATACTTGGCACTAATGAACTAACTGTTTCATTCTGGATTTTTTAAATGCCGTTAAGAAGACACAAGGCAAGCATCAAGTTCCTTAAAGGGGTGCAACAGAAGGTAGACCACAAGGTTCTTCCTGCTGATTCTCTTGTCACTCTTGAGAATGGCAGGTTTGATAAGGTTGGTGCTATCAATAAGAGGACTGGGTATACCTTTATAGATAAGGAAGCCAGTGACCTTATTGGGTACAAGAACACACTTGTTGCAAGAAACACAACGACTGGTGACAGACTTGGAACAGGTATCCTAAACAGAGCCTCCGCTTACTCGGCCTCTTCTGGAAACTTTATTGGCGATGCCACTGTTAGTGGGCACAGGGGGTTCTCTGATGGCATAGATTACACTTCTATCCCCGTATCTAAAGGCTCACAGTATCAGCAACGAAACCCAAATGTCGCAATTAGTTCTGATGGTAAATATGCCTGTGTTACCTTTGTTGATGTTAGTTGGAATATTACTGACAGAAACAGGCTGCACGATAAGCGTCTTTCGATCATAGACAGAGAAAATAATACGGTCTTAGTTCGAGATGTTAAGCTAGGTAGCGCAACTAACTCAGGAAATAATGGCCGAAGAATGGTCCCTCTCTGGGTAGCTAATAAGTTCTATGTTTTCGGAGAAGATGAAGGTGCTTTAAAGTTCTGGATCATAGACCCTACTGGTGAAACTATCCAAGTAAAAAATGCTGCTGGTTCTGCTACGGCGGCAGGAGAAGAGATACTTGCAACCGCTAACTATCCTTTGGCAATAGGCGCTGCTGATACAGGATATACTAATGCACAAGCAAGTTTCGACGCATGTAATAGCTCAACATCCACAAAGGCGCTGCTTTTCGCAACTCACGTATCAAGCCATACATATACAGTTAAATACTATATTTTTGACACGTCAGATCATGGGATTACTGAGAAATGGTCGGCATCAGTAACAGGGACGACTTCACAACTTGGCCACCTAGTTATTCACAGATCAGGTGTTTCAGGCGACCATTCAGCAAAGG